CCCTGAATGCCTTGGATACCCTGTTCACCTTGCGGCCCTGTAGGTCCAGTCTCGCCCTGAATACCTTGGATACCTTGGATACCCTGCGGTCCTTGGATACCACCGTAGCCCAAAGACGTCCAAGCGGTCGTGCCGTCCCCAACCTTAAACTGGTCAGTATCAGTCTCTAGGCCGAACTCCCCCGATGCAAGAGTGGGATTGGCGCTAGTCCAGTTAGCAGCCGTGTCACGGCGAAGTTGGATTTGGTCAGCCATTATGCTGTTCCCCCGTCAATAGATTGTGCCGCGATGTAGACCGTAGCCGCCGAGCCACCGTCGATGCTTTGGGTGAAGTCAGCCGCCGTAGCCGAGACATAGACTACAGCACTGCCTGTCAGGTTCAGCAAAGACCCAGTGGAACTTTCACCCAGCACCCGCGTCAAAGTTCCAGCGGAATAAGTGCCTGTGCCGATCTCCCATGCTGTGCCATCCTCGATGACGTATCGAACCACATCAGTATCAACCACACCAGCATCAGCAAAGGTCTGATACCCACTCTCAGCAGTGCCAAGGGTGATCGTGCCAGTGCCAGTCGTGGCAGTTGATACTTTGGCTCTGTTGACGAGAGTTACCATGGTTTATGCAACCCGTAAAATGGCGTTTGTTGCATCCGCCGTGGGGAACTGGATGGTGAACGTACCGGCCGTCGAGGTCTTGTCTGCACCGAAGTCCAATACCAAGGCAACCGGGTTGGTGTATGTGTGTGCCGGGGTCGTGTTGTAGACCAACGCGCCGCGTGCCGTGATCGTAGCCGTGGTAAACGACAGATCAGCGAAATCGGTGAACGCCGTAGTTCCCGAGGTAGTCGGGTCAATGCGCGTCAGTGTGCCGCCGCCCGCCACGTACGACCCGGAGTTGGCGACCTCGTTGACTGCGGTGTACGTAGTGGTCGCCGCGGTGAAGCTAGCGGAGTTGGTATACAACGCCAGCTTAAAGGTGTCGCCGCCGGTGAGCCGGAAGTCGTGAACGCCTTCAAGCAGTTGCTGCTTAAAGCTCGTCGCCATGAAATTGCCGGTAAAAGCCATATTATAGGTCCCTTATATGCGCAGCAAGCTGCGCATGGCCTGCTTGCTCCAGTTTCGATACGACCGTCGTGCGGTCCTCTGCTGCGGCCAGTCTAACATAATGCAGGACAACCGCCAACATCTGGTGGCGGAAGGCTTTTGCCTGCATCGCCAACTCGGGTGGCGCTGTATCCGCGATGTTAATCAGCCGGGCTACACACAACTCCGCCACCTGTTCGGGGCTATGACCGCCATTGGTGGACGTCATGACGTTGACTGCAAACGGCGTGACGCCTGCGGTAGTTTCGAACATAATCTGTCTCCCTACCGGATTTGGCCGTCGCGATAATCATCGCGCTTGCTGCGTGCATCGATGCCCGCAAGCTGCGACATCGCTTCTTGGTACCGGTCATTATACGTCTTCATCAGGTCCGCGTCCCCTTTCATGTACGTGTACGCCTCGACCAGCGTGCCGTACAGTAGCGCCGGTGCCGCGTTGGTTCCGAGCCACGACGTGCCAGAAGTCACGATGGACTCCGGGTCGTAGAAATAATGCAGCTCGACCTGATACGTGGCGTCGGGTGTAGGCCCGATGAGGAACGAGCCCTCTGTACTGACCGCGTCGCCGCTGAATATCCCGTAGTATTGCGGCTTACCTACCGTGGCCGGGTACGGATACGCCTCGCGGATGAAGCTCACGTCCTTGTCTTGCATGTACGTGTACTCTCCTGCGGCGCTGATCGCTGCAAATGAGAACACCGACAAGAAGTTCGCTGGGCGCGCTACGTATTGCGAGCCCGCGCCTACCGTAGTGGTGGCATTGGCGCGAAACTCAGGGATCATGACTGACCGGTAGATGCGCTGCTCCGCCTGCCGTACGAACGTGGGTATATTGGCGACAAACGTCGTCTCGGAGTTCTCGCAGTAGTTCTGGACCGCAGCTACAAGTTCAGTGTAGTTCATGGCTTATTTGCTCCGAGCGTACTGACCGCCCTTGGTCGCAGCCCCCATGCCACGGCACATGCCGCCCGAGGCTTTTTTCACGGCTCCGCCTTTTGCCATAGGGCGAATCGAGCGCTCATATACGCTCTTCGGGCTCATGGTGTCGGAGTCCGGATTACGTGGGGGGCGCGGGCTGGATTTCGGCGGCCGCTTTGGGTTGGCCTTTGGGCGTGGGGATTTCATATCAGTCTCCGATGCTAACGGTTACAGTGCCAACGGCACCGGTGAGGAACACTTCAGTGTGTCCTACGGGGTTCCACCCAAACAAGCCGCGACTCTCAGTCATCGACGTATCGGGGCGGGGGTCGCGCAACGATTGTGGGTCTACTACACGCACGCGCCCAAGAAAATTCTGTGGGTGGTCGGGGTCGACTACGTCCTTGCCAACGCGCATGCCCGTACGTTTCCCGTCTCTGGACTCCCAAACGAGGTCAGTCAGTGCATACCGAAACCCGGTTTTGTCGCAGTAGCCAAACGCTTTTTTGCCCGCTGCATAAGTCATCTATACCCCCCACCCGGAGTGAAGTGCAGCGATGCTCGGTCGTCGTCTTCGTCGGCGGCGAGCTGAAACTGCGCGTTATATTCGTCACGGAGCGCGGGCGCACGAGCTGCAGCCTCCGGTTTCTTCATGGCGATATGGAAGGCCAAGCCCGACACAAGGGCGGGGATAAACCGGGGTGGGATAGCCGCCGCGCCCGAGATACCCGAAACGAGGCCGTCAATACCTTTAAGGCGGTAGTACGCCACGGTGTACGCCGTGTCCGGCACCGGCCAGAGCGTAAACTTCACGTCACTGACCCCGCGATCGACGTATATTTGCGTGGGGCGCCCTTGGGTGTTCTTGTTGGTTTGCTGTGCGTACGTCGAAACACTGATGCGCTGTAGCGCCGTGTCGGTCTGGTTTGTGCCGGTCCCGTTGCGTACCTGGTGCTCAATGACATCGATCGTGTCTACCGGCAGGGTATACACCGCCGTGCCCGGCGTCAGCAACTGAGTACCCGACTCGATCGTAAACAAGTTCAGGCCGCGGTTCTGCCACTCCAGTGTCAGCATATTGAGGCTGCGCCGCACGGTCTTCAGGTCATAGCCTGACCGCATCTCGAGGCCCGCTCTCTCGAACGCCTCTTCGAAAATCTCTGCTAGGTCTGGGACGACAACGGCCATGGGTTATTTCCTATGCTGCGCCGTCTTCTCGGCAATCTTCTTGGGTTGCGCGACAAACTGCTTGCCTTTTTTAGTCCCACCGCGCTTGGCACGTGTGGTTGCAGCATACTCCTTATCCGACAAGGCCGCACGTGCTTTTTTGGGTAGGTACCGTTCGCCTGTGGCCTTGGGTCCTTGGGTCGAGGGCTTACCCGATTTCGTACCCCAAGCCTCTTTGGTCCACGCCGCGAGGCTTTTTTGCGGTTTCTTCATGCGTAGCCTCCGCCCTTGGCCTTGTACTGAATGGCAAGCATCTGTGCTTTCCTCGCGCTCCACTGCCCCGGCTTGCCGCCCTTACCGCCCGCCTTGATGTCGTTGAACAGGTCCTTCCGCATGGTTGGCTTGGTGTAGTTGCCAGCCTCGTTGACACGGGACTTGGGCTTTGCCGGAGTTTTGGCCATTACTTCGCCCTCGTCGGCTTGCGTTTCTTGGCCACACCTTTCAGTGAGCCCTTGTTCTCTGCGGCGTAGAACACGCGCTCGCCCTTGTCTTTGCCATACTGCTTCTGCATGGCGCTCTTGATCTTCTTGCCCTTGGATGTGAGTGGCATCTAGCGAGCGCTCCCCTTGGTTTTGCCCGCCATGCAGCACCCGTCGCCACGGCCGACTTTTCCGCCACGGGCTAGTTTTTTGGGGCTTGATTTCAGGCTCTTGATTGTACCGAGTGTGTCAGGGGTAACAACACGGGTCCGTGGTCGTGGGTCTGGGGTGTCACCGTAGTTCTTCATCTTGTTTCGATCCGCCTTATCGAAGCCCTTCTTACCCTCGGGGGAGAGGTCATACATACTCTTCTTGGTGGGTGTCTTCTTGGTGGGTTTCTTCACGGGGTTACCTTTCATCTGGGTGCGCATCTGCGCGCGTGATATGGCCATGTCAGCAATTCCATGCCCGTAGCGACAGCGCCTTACGCGTAGGTTTGCCTTTGTCGTCCTTCATGGGGCCGGGCATTCCACTCATGCGTGCACAGAACGACTTCCGCCGCGCTGCGTCCTTTTTCGTCTTGGGTTTCGGCGCCGGGGGTTTGAGGTTCATACCCTGCTTCTTGGCCGAAGCGCGCCCTTTAGCGTTAAGGCCCCCTTTCGGGTCCTTGCCTTCTTTGCGCTGCCACGCGGGAGATTTAGCCATCTATACACCCCGTATCTAGAGCCGCTACCAGCGCCGCGCCCGTCTGGATTGACTGCGGCCCTGCATCAGCAAGTAATGCCCCCACGTGCGCGTCCCGCAGGTGGGCAGTCCCGTCACATATCGCGGCCTGACTTACGATCAGACAGCCACTTACGAGCAGCGGTAGCGTCAGTAGAGCGCTCCGCGCGATCGATGCGCTTGCGCGTTTCGACGTACTCATTCAACTCCTCCTCATGACTTACGTCGTTTGCGTCAGCCCTCCCGCGGATGTACGCTAGCCCCACCGCGGCACCAAGGGTGACAAGGGCAGCGAATAACAATTTAATCCGCCCGATCAGCGCCAGCCCGATGCCCATGCCTGAAGCCTCTCCCGAAGAATAAATAGTGCCAGACCCGCAATGATAACGCAGCCCCCCAGCACTATAATCTGCGCCGTGCCGTCCAGCGCTTGTACCGCAGCTATGGCACCGCCCGCGGCAGATGCACCCTGCACTATAGTCGCCTGAACCGTGCGGCTTTGCGTGGCCTTGGTGCGCTCCGG